CATAGTTGACCGCGTTGGTCTCAATGGTTGGTTGGGACTAGAAAATGTCAAACAAGATTTGAATGTAGACCAGGCAATTAAGTTTGTTAATTCCTTGAGTGCTAGCATTTGGTCTTGTTATGACTTCCAAGGCAAAGATTTTCAACTAGAAACTTTAGAAGCATGAAATCACAACTAACTAAAAAACAGGTCCAAAAAATTCAAGACCTTTATAATACTGCAGAACTTAAGTACCACATGGTACAAAGTATTCGTCTTGTTTTGAAAGACAATAAAAATGATTTGGAATCTCTTCATTACTTCCAAGAGTTGACTAATAAGTTATTCTTCCAAGAGTTAATGAGAAAGAATGGTGAACTTGAATAATTTTTCAGGAGAGATTTTTTTCTTTGGATTTTTCGTATTACTTTTACACTATAATTCTTAAAACAACTACAAAATGGAAACAACAATTTCAATCGACTTGCTTAAGCCCATCAGTGACAAAAACTTTGCTAAAGGCCTACCTGTTTATACCATCGACTTTGATGAAATGAAAACAGAGATGCCTGAGGTAGATGAACTTACCTTACTTGGTATTTTACCGCGCAATGGATTTTATGAACTAGCATTCATTCATCCAAAGCGTGGTACTGGTCGCTGGCTTAGTCTTGGAATGACTAAAGGTCAACTAAATAAACTTCAAATCTCAATTGCAAAATGACAAACTACAGTATCAAAGAACGTATCTTAATGACTATGGGTAATATAGAGCACCAAGGCTTTGCTGCCTGGGATGATATTGAAAAACTCCAACACATCACAGCACTCCTTCAAATGGGCAAATCACTCGATGATGAATTTGAGTTTGTAGATAATCTCAAGTAAATTTTTTTCTTTTAATTTTTCAACCTACATTTGTCTCACTTAACTAAAACCTCAATTATGAAAACCAAAACCCCCAAAATCGAAGTTCCGAAAGCTGGTAAATCAGAAGCTCTTAGAATTGTTGTTGAACGCGCACTTGCCAAAAGTGATTTGACTGTGATTGATTTCTCACAGTACAACCGCCGCATGGAACTACAAGTTGAAATGCAAAACAACAACTTCATTGCTGAAGTTTCAACTCATGGAACCAAGACAACTCCAAAGTATGCCATGAGCAGCGATATGAATACCATCATTCACTATCTTGCCAAACGCATCACCAAACAGTCAGCAATGGTTTTGCTTGACAAAGTGATGAAGTAAATTACACCCCAAAGGTAATTTCAAAGAGGCTTCGGCCTCTTTTTTTATTTCTAGTGATGTCAAATCTACCTAGCCATGTACTTATTTAAGAAACATATAAAAGTTTACTAGAATTAAAAGAAACATATAATGGGATGCAATTGTAAAAATCCACAGGTATTAAATAATCTCCATAGTGAAGATTATCTTAAACTTGCTCTTGATGTTTGGCAAAGAATTATTAGTAAAAAAACTTTTGAAGAGTTAGATGATTTTGACAAACTAGAAATATGGCAAGTTTATAAACAAATCTGGCCTAATTCAAAAATCCAACCAGAATTATCCAATGCGATATTTATGATTACCGAAGCAAAAGAAATGCTAAGCAATAAAGTTAAACGTTAATGGGATGTTAAAACCAAACTACAAAGATATTTTAATCAAAGCAGGAGAAGAAGGTCTTCATATTACTTCTTTTCTTATTGATTTAGAATTGACTTTTGAACAACACCAAAGTTTACTAGATACAAACAAAAAGTATAAACGTGCTTTTGAAGAGTATGAAAAGCTGTGTGAGAATTATTGGTTTAATATGGCCAGGAATTCAATGGTAGAAAATAATGGTCATGGCTTTAATTCAAGGCTCTGGCAAATCATTATGAAGAATAAGTTTAGTGAACGTTGGAATGAAACCAATAAAGTTGACTTGACTAGTAAAGGACAACAAATTGAAAGCAAGGAGCCAATCCAGATTGAAATTATTAAAAAAACTTTAGAGAGCTAGTTTACTATTAGTTTTCTACTATTTATATTTTATACATCTTAGGACGGGTGAAAACTACGGTGGCTAAGGTTGAAATAAAGGTACTACCACGGGCAGCATAACAAAGTACCAACCATGGCTAAAGAGACGAGTGGTAGGTTATGCAGGGTTGACAAATAACTCTTAAGTTGGTCTCAAGATTTAGTGGATTGTTCCTAACTAAATGGACGACTCAGTTAAAGAAAACTAGAAGTTGGAAAGCTAGCATGAATAGAGATATTCGTGGTAGGCTACGCTTTCTCTCCTAGTTAAAGAATTAAGTTTAATTACTTAATTAAAAATTAAAGAATTATATTAAAGTATTTATAGTATAAGGATTCTTGATTATACTTTTATTAGTTTACTAGCTAAATAAAAAGGTTTTTTTTTATCTCCAAGTTAATAGCTTGGAGATTTTTTTTTACTTAGGCCTATTTACTTATTAGTTAAAGATATTTATATTTTATAAAAACAAAGAAACATGGGACGATTTACTAAAGGACCTGGCACTACATTTCCTGCAAATTGGAAACAAATAATGTTTGATGCTGGTAAACAAGGTAGAAACAATACTGATTTTTTTGGAGCATTGAATATTAAGCATTCAACTCATTTTACTTTATTAAGACGAAATGAAGAATATCGAAAAGCTTATGAACAGTATTTGATTTACCATGAACAACATTGGCTAGACAAAGCCAAGGTTGTTTTAGAGCAAGGTGGAGAGAATAACTTCAATGCAGCAATGTTTTTATTATTAATGGGAAATAAACAACGCAAGAGATGGAAAAAACGTGAGTGATATAAAATTAAAACAATGTACAGTTTGTCAAATTAAAAAACTTGAAACTGAGTTTTATAAAATGACAAAAACTAAATTGCATGGTAGATGTAAAGTCTGCTACAAGCAAATGAGAAAGAGATTTTATGAAGAAAACAAACATACAATCTCAATGAAATATTCTGTTGGATACTATAAAAAAACAAAAAAAACCTCTTAAAAAAAATGAAAAAAAATTATAATACTACTGACCTAGACCCTGAAACAACATTTAATCGTCATGTGTTTCATAGAGACCAATTTGCACATTACCTTCGTTGGACACACATTCTCAAGGAAGCCAGAATTGGTGAAGTTATTCTTGACTTTGGATGTGGTAAAGGAAATCTTTTAGAAGTACTTTATAGAAACAAGTTCAAGCAAAACCAATACATTGGTCTTGATATTAGGCAAAAAACAATTAATGCTGCAAAAGAAAAGTATGGCTCACTAGACTGGGCACACTTTTTTACTCAAGATTTGATTTACCCTGATATGGATTTATCTAATTGTCAAGCTGATAAAGTTTGTAGTTTTGAAGTTATTGAACATGTTGGTAAACAAAACGGAGATTTGTTTTGTCAAAACTTCTTGGCTTGTGGAAAGCAAGATGCCACCTATTATCTTTCAACTCCAAACTATGATGAACAAGTTGGAGCAGCAGGAAACCACACTTATGATTCTGGTGATGGTAGAGGAGTAGCTGTCCAAGAGTATTCTCATACTGAATTACAAGAATTGCTTGAAAAGTATTTTGTTGTTGAAAAGAAGTTCGGAACATTTGCTTCTCAACGAGACTACAAACCTTTGATGAATGAGTGGCAAACTGAAATGTTCAAAGCTCTCAATGAATATTATGATTCTAATCTTGTAGCAAACCTTATGGCTCCAATGTTCCCTGCAAACAGTAGAAATACTTTGTGGATATTGAAACGTCGCTAGTTTACTTTTAACAAAAAACTATTTATTATTAAAGAAAAAACCTATTATGAATATTCTTGAACAAGCAAACAAAATTGTTTATGAACGCTCTGAAGAAAAAAAGCGTCAGTATGGCGACTTCATTGATTCAATGAAGCGGGCCACAAAGATTTATAACTCAATTAGTGAAAACCCAATTGAAGTTGAAGATATGTACCTGGCTATGATTGCCTTAAAGCTTTCACGTCAGTCACATCAGCACAAGGAAGACAACTTGCTTGATGCTGTCGCCTACATGGCATCAATGAATGATTATCTTAATCAAAATAAATAAAAAAAATGAAACACAATTTAGCTAGTAAAACCGATAAAAAACCAACAATCTCATCCAAGGAAATTGAAAAGTTTATGGGTGAAGATTATATTTTCTTGCTCAATGATGAGCTTGAACTTTACTACCCTGAGTTCAAAACAATGGTTAGTTATTATCCAACTAGAGATGGTAAAACTTGGTATGGTAATAAACCACTCCCAATAATGTC